AGGACATGGTAGAAGAGTGTGCTGCTTTTCCATTTGGAGATCACGATGATTTAGTGGACAGCATGACACAAGCTATGCTAAGGTTTCGTCAAGGTAATTTTGTGGTGCATCCAGAAGATTACGACCCGGAGCCTATAGCGATAGGGATAGAACGAAGTTATTATTAGGAGGCCATATGGCAGAGAGCACAACACCATCAAGAATAGCACAGCTTTTTGATTTGTATAAAGATGCTATTGAAGCACAAGACGATGATAAGATCCAAGAGATAGAATCAGAATTATTTATAATTAGTCCAAAACTAGTTAAACCTAGCAAAGGTAAAAAAGGTGGACTAATCACGCCTCGTGGATTTAAAAGAATGAAAAAAGGTAAAAGAAAAACAACTAGGATTTCATAATGGCTGTAGAAAAAAAGATTCAATCAATTCCAGATTTCAAACCAATACAAGAACCTAACCCTGAAGCAGAGATATTGATCGAAGATGCAAGAAGAGAAGCTAATTCAGATGATATCGATGTTATACAAGAGGATGATGGTGGAGCAACTGTAGACTTTGACCCGAACCGTGCACCGATGACCACGGGTTTTTATGATAACTTGGCGGAAGTTATCTCCGAATCAGAGTTAGAGAATATAGCAAGCGATTTAGTTGGTGAATTCAAGGCGGATCGCGATTCACGGTCCGAGTGGGGCGATGGATATACCAAGGGACTAGACCTTTTAGGCCTAAAATACAACGAAAGAAGCCAACCATTTCAAGGTGCAAGCGGTGTAACCCACCCATTATTAGCAGAATCAGTCACACAATTCCAAGCACAGGCTTTTAAAGAGATGTTACCGCCGCAAGGACCGGTAAAAACAGCAATTTTAGGCGTAGAAACGCCAGAAGTTGTAGCACAAGCAGACAGAGTGCAAGATTTTATGAATTATCAGCTAACAACAGTCATGGAAGACTACACTCCAGACATGGATCAGCTGCTTTTTCACCTACCACTAGCAGGATCTGCGTTCAAAAAAGTATATTATGACGGAACAAAGGCACAATGCGTGTCAAAATTCGTGCCAGCAGAGGATTTGGTTGTAAATTACCTAGCCACGGATCTCGAAACAGCGGAACGCGTATCACAGATCGTGAAAATGACACGAAATGAATTAAGAAAACTACAAGTCAACGGATTTTACAGAGACATAGAAGTAGAAGAGAGTGATGAGGAATCAAAAATACAAGATAAGTATAATAAACTAGAGGGTGTAGAAAAAACGGAATACGATAATAACACATACACACTTTACGAAATACATTGCAATTTAGACATAAAAGGTTTCGAAGATAAAGACGGGAATACTGGAGAAGATACAGGTATAGAGCTTCCATACATTGTAACAATAGATGAAGGATCAAATAAAATTCTTTCTATTTACAGAAACTACAAGGAAGATGACGCTCTTAAAAAGAAAACACAATATTTCGTACACTACAAGTTTCTTCCTGGTCTTGGCTTTTATGGTTTTGGTCTTATCCATATGCTTGGAGGTTTATCAAGAACGGCTACCTCCACGCTTCGTCAACTTATCGATGCGGGAACACTATCAAACTTGCCTGCAGGTTTTAAAGCACGAGGTCTTAGAATCAGAGATGACGATTCACCGATACAGCCAGGCGAATTCAGAGATGTTGATGCACCAAGCGGAGACCTGCGCCAAGGATTATTACCTCTTCCTTACAAAGGACCCGATCCAACTTTATTTCAATTATTAGGATTTTGTGTAGACGCTGGTAAACGTTTTGCTGCTGTCGCTGATATGAAGATAGCAGAAACAAATACAAACGCACCTGTTGGCACCACTCTTGCTTTGATGGAACAAGGGGCAAAAGTCATGAGTGCGATTCATAAAAGATTACACTATGCACAAAAAATAGAATTTAAATTATTGGCAAAGTTGTTTTCAACTTCACTGCCACCCGAGTACCCATATCAGGTCGTGGGTGGCAACCAAACAGTTAAACAAACAGATTTTGATGATAGGATTGATGTCGTTCCAGTATCCGATCCAAATATGTTTTCGATGTCACAAAGAGTGGCGATGGCGCAGCTGTTATTACAGTTGGCACAAAGCAATCCTGAACAACACAATTTGCAAGAAGCTTACCGCCGTATGTATCTTGCATTGGGAGTGGATAACATTGAGGCGTTGCTTCCTCCACCGCCTCAACCACAACCAACAGATCCTGCTTTAGAAAATTCTATTGCATTGTTGGGTAAACCATTAAAAGCTTTTCCTGGACAACTACACAAAGCACACATAGATGCACATCGTGCTTTTATGTCTAGCATGTTGGTTAAAACAAACATGATGACCATGAGTCTTTTGCAAGCTCACATATCCGAACATGTATCTTTTCAAGCAAGAGAAGAAGTGATGCAAGAGATGGCACCACAACTACAACAAGCTGCACAGCTTCCACCAGATCAACAACAGCAACTTCAAATGCAAATTGAAAATAAAGTCGCTGAAAGAATTAGTGTAATCACAAACAACATGGTTGTTGAAGAACAAGAAATGATGGAGGGTATGGATCAAGACAGTCTTGTTGAATTACGTAAAAAAGAATTAGACCTTCAAAAAGCAGAACTGAGAAGAAAAGAAAAAGCTGATGAGAATGATGTTGCAGTTGACTTGTTGAAATTAAAACAAAAAGCGCAGCAGAATAAGGACAACTTACAGTCAAGACAAGATATAGCTGGACTTAGAGCGGCAGTTACGCTATCTAAAATGAATGGTAGATCTACCCAATAAAACTTTTAATCCTGAGCTAGCTCTTGAGATATATAACAGTGTAAAAGCTAGGGCTGTTCAAGATAATATTCATTTAGTTGATTTTGCTGCGGCATTGATTACTTGTTCTAAGGTTATTCTTAAAGAAGAACTTGGAGAAAAAGAGGCTGAGATGTTATTTGATTTGATAAATAAATCTTGGATTGTCGAGAAAACTAGTGTAACACTTCACTAATGAAAAGATTAAAACCAATACCAAGTAAAAACAAAGGATTACCAAAGCTGCCTAAAGCTGTCAGAAATAAGATGGGCTTTATGAAAAAAGGTGGATTAGCAAAAGCTACTGCAGCATTAAAAGCTAGAGGCCTGAAGCGTGGTGGACCTGCAAAGAAGAGAGGCTAACAATGAAGTTTAAACAAACAAAAACAGAAGTTGTAAAACAAAAAAATCCTTTTCCAACTATGAAAACTGCATCAGATGCAGCCATAGTTTTTGCACCTTTTGTTGAAAGACAAAATAAAGGTCCTGGTCCAAAAGGGCAGACTAGCAAGCAACAAATCAAAAAAGTTGCTTTCAAGGGTGTAAAGTAATAAAACCATTTCAACAAAGGAGGTTTCTATGAAACTTTTATCAGATCTATGGGATCACTTAAAAGAGTGGTCAGACTGGAGTATGAAGGACTGGATTAAAGCTGGTATCGTAGCACTAGTCGTAATAATAATTATAGGATCAATCTAGATTAATGGTTTGGCAATTATTAGCAAAGCCCTTACTTGGCGTCGTCGCTGATGGCGTCAAGGGTTTTGTAGAAACAAAGAAAGCAAAACAAGAATTAAAATTAACAACAATCAAAGCAACACAGAAACTTAAAGAAGACCAGATTGCCGGTAAAGTTGCATGGGAGCAAAGCGCTGTCGATCAAATGAAAGGATCGTGGAAAGATGAGGTGGCATTAATTGTACTACTTCTTCCAGCAGTTTTAGTATTCACGCCTTTACAAGATCATGTGCATAAAGGGTTTCTCGCTTTGCAAGACCTACCATCGTATTATCACAACCTACTTTACATTGCGATTTCAGCGAGCTTTGGGATCAAGGCAGGATCTAGTGCGATAGGCATGTTTAAAAAGAAATAATATTGAATTTAACTTTTGACACTAAAATTGTGCAACACACAAACCAAGGCCATTATGGTGTTTATATTTTTAGAGGCCTCTTCGACGCTTCATATTTAAATCTTTTACTAGACAAAACATTACAACTAACTCATGTTGATTCAATGCATAACAAAACAAATGTGAAAGCTAACATGACAGATTATCAAGCCTTAATTAAAGATCCTGATTTTTCTTTTTTAATAGACACAACCTTAAGTTTTCTAAAAACTTGCATTATGTTAAGAACACCTCATTGGAAAAATGATCCATTAATAGAGATCAGAGATTGTTGGGGTATGCAATTTAAAAAAGGACAATTAACACAAACACATACTCACTCAGGAATTAGTTGGTCTGGTGTGTTTTGTGTAAGATCGGAGGATGAAACTAAAATAGTTTTTCCAGACATGGATCATGCAGAAACAATTAGTGGTAATACTCTTTTTTTGTTTCCTGGAATTATGCCACATTACACCACGGAGTACACATCAGATGTGCCTCGTGTAGCAATAGGTTTTAATATTAATATTAACCAAGGAGGGTAAATGAATTTAGACAGATTATTAGAATCAGTAAAGAAACACGAAGGCTATAGAAACAAGGTATACCTAGATACCCTGGGGAAGAGAACCGTGGGCGTAGGTCATCTTTGCGTCGAAGATTTTTGGGAGGACGATAAAGAATACGAAGAAGAGTTCTTAATGGACATACTTAAAAAAGATTTGCAAGAAGCTATTCGTGGTGCAAGAGAATTGATGGAAGAACGTGATTGTTTAAACATAGATGAGAAAGCAGAAGAGCTACTTATAGAAATGGTATTTCAATTAGGAAAAACTGGTGTTTCAAAATTTAATAACATGTGGAAATGCTTGTCAGAACAGAATTATATTGGTGCAAGTTTTGAGATGCTGGATTCTCGTTGGGCAAAACAGACACCTAACAGAGCCAAAGCGATGGCGGAGCAGATGAAGTCATGCGCTTAGAAAATTTTTTTACTGCCTATAAGAATGATTTAATTACTAGACAAAAGCAAGTGGAAGAGTCTATACTAGGGGGGTTGTGTAAAGATTGGTCAGATTATAGATACCTGACTGGTAAACTTGCAGCACTTAAACAAGAAGAACAGGAACTCACGGACCTGCTTAGAAAAACGGAGCTAGAAGATGACTAAACCAAAACTTATTGTCCCTCAACACATCTGGGATGGTAAAGCTGTTGAAAAACAGAAAAAAGAAATGGAAAAAGTACCTAATCCAACAGGGTACAGAATAACTCTATTCCCACTCAAATTAGACTCGAAAACTAAATCAGGTATTCATTTGACCGATCTTCCCTTCTCATC